AAGCCAGTTCTTTTGAAAGAACTTGGCCTCCATAACTTCTCGTATACCAACCATGTTTTCCATAAACAATACGATCATTTTCTATAGATCTAATTCTTCCAAAAGAACTGGCTTGATATAGACCTTGCCAAGAAGGAATATCTTTCCAAAGTTCAATTTCCATATTTTTCTTTCAAGTATTTTAAGGAAACGGGCATTAGGTCAAACTCACCATCATTTACGTCGTGGAGGACCAAGAAGCCTCTCCAGTGCTTGTTTCCTTGTGGTCCCATATAGTCTTCATCATGCTCGTAACATGAACCTGCAATGATGGCCGTAATGGGTTTTCCATCTGCGCGATATCCCATTGCAACTTGTAAGCCTTGCTGGTGACCCCCAATACAGGACATATGCTTTTTATTGAGCATGACTTGAGCGCTTGAACAAGGGTTACCATAAGGGCCAGAAGTAAAATAGTGGGAATAAGCAACACCGTCAATAATAACGACTTCAAGAAAGGGATACACTTCGTCCCAATATTTTTTATCGTCGAGATCATCTATTGATATTACACCTTCTAACTTAGGGTCATTGTTGACAGCTTTAACAATTCTGTATTCATGATTACCTTGAAGCTTTACACGTCGTGGTTTGTATTGTTTTTGTTTATTCGCCTTGGCTTGTTTATTGTATTCAGCAAGCGGAGCCCAAAGAGCTTGAGCTGCAAGTTTAGAGGCTTCAATGTCTTTGACGTAGCGGCGGCCTTCAAAAGACTTTTTGCCAACATCATAAGAGCTAAGGCTAGGCATATCAGCAAAGTCACCAAGACAAACAACAGTATCGGGCTGCTTACGTACAATATATTTACCAAGAGCCACAAGAAAACTAATGTCGTCTCCATCACGTATCTGAACGTCTGGCAAAACCAAGTGACGTTTAGTCATCTTCCTCTACATCCACATCAGTATCATCAAAGTCAGTAGCGTTAGCTATACTAAAAGGCAACATACCTTGTTGTAGTAAAACAGATAAGCCAATCTTGATTACGTAGTCGGCTTCTTCTTGAGTAAGAGATCCTTTAAATTCGACTGTGCCTTGTGGGGTTTCGAGGACTTTTGAGATTTCCATTCCTTGATTTTCTCCTTATTGAATTCTTGTATGGAGCACCAAGAAAAACCATGTTTAGTTGCCCATTCTCCATAAGTAGTTTTACTTTTTTTTGTTAAGGTATTATTAGGATTACCGAATACAAAGAATATTTGTACTTCAGGATGCTGCTCTTTAATATAAAGATGTTTAGCTCTATCTGAAGCTACAAACCTACCTTTTGCTTCAATGTAAGCATTTGGGCCTATAGTAAAATCGGGGTTGTAAGTATGTACAACCTCATATTTTAGCTTGTCAGTCTCGTACTGAACTTGTCGTCCAATAATTGCTGCGACAAGAGCCTCTAGTCTTGATTTAAATTTTCCGAGTTTGGTGTTGGTTCTTGCCAGTGGTCATTCTCCTTTCTCCAGATATATAGACATTGTGCATTACGGTGCATTACCTTACGAGCATGGTCATCTAAATGTACGCCATAACCATCTTCATAACAATCTAAACAATGTTTGTACATTTCATATGCTTCAGTCATTGTTTGTAAAGGCTCAAGTAACTTTTGTATGAACTTCGGGACTGAGTTTCTGATCTTACCATCAAATCCCGGTACATAGTCAGCACCGTCTCCACAAATAATTTGCGAATAGAAGTTTCGGAGGGCATCGAAAGGAGATACAAATATGAATTCCTGTCGTACAAAGTTGTAGTGGTGACCGGGTATTTGTAATAGATCTTTATCGATGCTTGCAATGACAGATTCAAGATCTTTCTGGGCAATTCCCAGAGAATCGTCGGCTTCCATACCGTCGGATACGGATGCAGACCAATGCTCGACCAAATATTGTTTGCACCGTTCCAGGTGTTCTGGTCTTGGCTTATTACGTCGATGTAATTTGTAGTCTGGGTAAATGGCATATCTAAAATTATTAGATCCTGTTAGATACACTTCATGTTGTCTTGCATTCGTCTCCAACATGATACGATTCATGAGGTCTTCGACGCGATATAAAGCTATATCTTCAGGTTGTCCTTCTGCTGTAGCCGCACATCGATAAGCTACTATGTCCCCATCTATGAGGGCTGTTTCAATCAATCAGGTAATTCCACATAAATCGTATTACCACAATTTTGACATCTAAAAACTTCTTCTTCCCAATCACCATGGTCTTTATCACCTTGGGATTTCCACATATCTTTATTACAAAATTTACAAGGTTTAAGACGGTCTCCACAACAAGTAGTAATCCATCCTGTTGGAATTAATTTTTTATCAGTATTCATTTAAGATATTGATGTAAAAAAGTTGCAAATCCATCGACGAAGACTTCATCATGTTGATCTTGTGGTTTTCCCATCGAATAAAGAATACAGTGAACGAGTTCGTGGCAAAAGGTTTGCTCTTTAATTTGTTTAGGTAGGGATTTAAGAAGTCGAACTTTACCTTCTGCTGGATAGGTAGCACCGTATGCTCCTAACAATTGGTCAGTGATTTCGACTTCCCATTTAGTACCCCCAAGCTGAAAAGTCTTGGGGATTACCATTACCGGCTAAAAGTGAGCATCTCACTGATGCTAAATTTAAGAAATAGAATTTCTTCCATTTAGCCGATGATCTTTGCTACCTTAAAACCTACAGCAGTGTAATCATCACGATAAGAGCCAAAAAGCTCAGTGACTTTACGACGAACATACTTACGGGCATCTTCATAAGAACAGAAACGTTTGTTGTTATATCGCTTACCATTGAATAGAATTTTAAACATTAAAATACCTTATCACCTTTGACAATAAATGCTAATACATTAGCCGGATTAATAATGACATAACCTTCTTCACACATCAAACGAAGCCAATGTCCGCTGGTGTCTACATCTGTTACGTTATGTAGTTTTAGTTCATGTCCATCTTTAGATACTACACGACGAAGTGTTTCTTTTACTTCCATATTTATTCCTTATTGTACATCAGGGAAATCGTTAGGCATTTCAGCCAGACTGACTTTGTTTTCAGCAAATACCCAATCCACAAACTTCTGAGCTTCTTGAAGAATTAATTCAGTCGATGGAGGTTGTTTTGCACCAATACTTAAAAGTTGTACGGCAGAAGCTAAACTAGATTGCTTTACAATATAGACTTGTTTTTTAGCACGTTCTTCTGGCGTTTCGTATGTGCTTCGCACGTTCCCCGTAGGTGGAGTAGCGGCAACGCTACCAGGGGCTTGTTGTTTAGCTTGAGTCCAATCCCAATACCCAGACTTTTCATTCTTAACTGAGGTGATTTGGAAGACATCTCCAGCATTAGCTGCACTAAGAGCTTTGTGAGCAGCAGCAGTCTCACCAAAAGGCATCAGCTTCTTTGACTCTAACTTACCTGATACCAAGTTTTTATAAGTTAGTTCTAGGACTACATAGGGCTTTCCTGTAGTTGTAGTCGCATTGTTTTTGTTATTCTGAATAACGTTAATATTAAATTCCAATTTTTCTCCTTTGGAAATTTATGTACATAAGAATATTATAGCATAGTTATATTACGTATGTCAAGTCATTTTTGTCATATCCTTCATGTTAGGCCCATATTTAACTTCACAGGTCAAGGGTACTTGCCAGTCATAACCCCATATGTTTTTGATGTTAGGGATTAAGTTTGCGAAGGCCTTGTGAAATAGGTCTGCGACTGTTGATAACAGGTATGCAGGTGCATCCACTACGATTGAATCGTGGACACTTGATACTAACAACACAATATGATCCAGCTTCTGTTGCTTTATGTATTTCATGAAGCTGATCCTTGCAATGCTCATAAGGTCCGCACCAGTACCTTGCACTGGATAATTTGTCAGAACTGTCCATGGTATTTTTGGATTACCGTGTTTATCTACGGTCATAGAAATAGGCCATTCTCGACCTAATGGTGAAACTAAGGGCTGTCCGTGTACTACTAGATTTGCCCATTCACGATGTTTAGCGTCTAGTCCATAGTATTTTTCGTAGAACTTTTCGTTAACATTATCCCAATAAGCCGGACTAGAGCTAACGTGCATAAAATTGGGATCATTAGCAAAGCTCCAACCACTTCCACGAAAAATAGTGCGGAAAAGGTAGATCTTTGCGATAAGGCGCGACGGTAGCTCGAAAGCGATCTGGTTTTTACTATGGGTATCTTCCTTGTTTAATATTTCTTGTAGACCCGTGGGATCTTTACTTAACTCGACGGCCACGCGCCATTCTAGTTGACTTGCGTCGCATTGTATAAGCATTACATGTGTGGGGTTTACCGTGGGTATAAAGGCGCCATTTACCTTCTATTTTAGACCAAGTAACAGATGAAGAACCACAATATTTACATCTGGTTGGTTTATACCAATAGGAAGGTTCATCATATTCATGATCAAAGGGATCTGGATAAGGATCCTGTGATCCTAATAACCAGTCAGTAATATCTCCCATTATTTTGGCAACTCCTCAAGAATCTGTAATACTAATTCGCGGTATAGATCGGGATAATAAGTTTTTAATTCACGGACAAGAATCTTAATTCGTTCTTTCATTTCTTGTGTTTCAGACTTTAAGTCTAATTGTTCGTTATAGATGTTAGCCATTAAAAATTATGATCTACTGTAGTATAGATGCCTGTTGGTTGCGAAGTTAAGGTTTGCCAAGAAACAATAGTTTCGTAATCAGCCCAATCTATCTTTACTGCTTTACGTGTTTTCTTTTCGTAATATTCCCCAGGCTTATTCAGCAAAGGAATCTTCTTGATATCTTGAGATGAAGATGTCTTGGCACTCTTCAGCGAAGTTTTGGAGGTTGGGGTTGCTTGAGCTGAGTCGGCCAGTGCCTGCCACACATTGATTGAATTGGCCATGGATCATTCC